GCAGTTGCAGAAGTGGGTGCCGTGGGCGGGGTGGGGGTGGACGAGGTGGTGGCGGGGAGAACCGACGGAGCCACCACCAGCAGGGGGATCCCCCAGTCAGAGAGGAGCACCCAAGCGGTCTGACCCACCGTGTAGGTGGCGACGGCTGCGGGCAGCGCGTAGGACGACCCGAGCACGGTCACCGTCGCGGTACCGGTGCCGGTAGCGGTGACGGTTCCCAGCACCGCGGTGTCCTGCGGGTCAACTGGACCGAGGACGAGGGCGGGGCGCCCAGTGGTGGCGTTCAGGAGAACGCGCGCGAGCCCCTGCGCGGTAGCGCTGATCTTGTACCGGCCCGCCACTGCTGGCAGCCACAGGGCGGTACCCTGGATGCTCACCTGAACGCGGCGTCCCGGAGCATCCACCGCGTAGACGAGTGCGGTAGTGACGAGGGACGCGTCGGCCCCCGCGTCAGGGCCCTGGGGTACTGCCGCGAGGATCAACCCTCGCAGGTCCAGGTCGCTCATCCCGAGATCCCCAAGTCCACGCGCATCACTCCGTCGCCAACTGTCAGGGGGAGATCATACGCCGTCGCGTACCCGAGGACGGTCTCTCCGTTGCGAGTCGCTGACAACGCGTCGTCGATGGTGATGCGGGGATCCGGCGCGAGCTGCAGAGGCAAGACCCGTGTGGGGCGCAGCGCGTTGGCGAGGACGGTCTTCGCGGAAGCCAACGCGGCGGAGGTTGTGGCGATCAGGGGGGACGAAAAGATCTTGGTCACCGGCCCGTACGGGCCGGTGGTGGCCATGGGGCCAGTGGTCTGCTCAGCGATCGCCTGGATGTCCGCGGTGTCCACTGCGGAGCTGCGGGCCACCACACGGTTGAAGGAGTCGCTGCGGGTGTCCGTACGCGGTGCCTTGATGACTGTGCCCCGTACTCCGTCGGTGAGGTAGAGCACCGGAACAGGGACGTCGGGCAGGGGCGCCTCGAACAGAACCTGTCCCCACTCGTCGGTACGCAACAGCGCGGGCCACGCATCGGCGATCTCCTGCAGGGCGACCCGACGGTTGGACGACCACGCCATTGACTTGGGGCACGCCCGATCTACCAGCGCCGCGTCGAATGACGCGCCCATCCCAGCCGGCAACAGGCGGCGAGCCTCTGACATGAGCGTTCCACCGGCCAGGGGGACCAGGGGGGTCGTGAGCGCATCGTCGATGGAGCGCCGCAGCAGGCCGTCTCCAGCGACCGTGATCTGCCCCGAGTCATCGTCGGCCCAGTCTGTGATGAGGAACCGGCCCACTCGGGTGGTCCACACGTCCCCAGTCACCTGAGAGGCCACGTTGATCGAGACTTGCAGCTCCTGCCCATAGCGGGCCAGGGGGTGCACCAAGTTCTGGCCGGGCCGCCAGTCGATGACGTTCTGCCCGGGGCCTGGTGCAGCGTAGCGGGGGACCGAGAGAGTGACCTGCTCCGGTACGTCCTGCCCAGCCTTGCCCGTAACATGGCCGGAGAGGATCGGGACGGTGGCGGAGAGGAGCGTTCCTCCCAACCAGGACGTAACTGTAGGCCACCACGCGCAAGAGCCGTCGAGGACGTCGTCTGGGGGGCCGGAGCGCATGCTAGATCAGCGACCAGTCCTGCGTGTCGAACTGGTCCCAGGCGAGTGTTGCGAACGCGTCGTCGAACGTTGCGACTGGAGCGCTGCTGCGTGCTCCAGAGGAGATGGCGTCGATGCCGAGAGTGTCGCCGACTAGCGTTCCGGACGCGCCGCCGATGACGGCGACCTTCGCTGCGGTGGTGCCCGCCGGCGCTGCGGCAGTCACAGTCACCTCCTGCCAGCTCCCTGTGAGAGTGGCAGCGGCCCCAGCGGACGTCCCACCCCCCGTCCAGTTGATCTGGATGTAGGCGGTGCGCCCAGCGACGCCCTTGACGTAGGCCGAGGCGGACCACACGGTTCCGACCGAGCACGCCTGGCCGGGGCTCTCGGCGAGCCAGTACGTTGCGCCGGCCGCCTGAGCGGTCAACCAGGCGTAGGCGACTCCGGAGTAGCCTCCGGACGCCGGGTTGGCGAGCGTGGGGACGGTGCTGCCACCGCCCACGGACCAGCCAGTCGTGCCCGACTCGAAGGAGGCATACCAGGTCCAGTCGTAGGCAGCCATGGCCGTGTCGAAGTCGTCCCAGGTGAAGGCCGACAAGGGGGTCATCGGCTGCGGGTCTTCGATCTCGATCGCGTCGATCTGGTAGAGCCGCAAGAGGGCGATCGGAGACACCAGTTGCGAGGACCACCCCGTTGGCTGGAGAAGAAGGACGGGGGGAAGATCCGCCAACCCCAGCACCGATCTCAGAACCGCTGGCGTTCCCGTGTCCAGGATGGCCTTGACGAGAGGAGCGTTGCTGCCATCGGCGTACATCGCCCAGGACCACGAGTCTGTGACGGAAAGGTCGACACGTGTGGCCGGAGCGCGACGACCAGCCACACGGAACACCGCCACCCGAGTGCCCCCCTGACGAGGGATCGCCGTAGAAGCGATCGTCACCGACGCCAACAGAGTGCCATCCAGAGACTGCAGGGCCGAGTACCCGCTGAACGGGATCGTGATCGGGGAGGAGGTGTACGCCGCCCCAGCGACGATGGCCTGGTACGTGACGGGGGTGTTGAAGGCAGCTCGGTTGTCCGTCAGCACGAGCTGCGTGCCGTCCGAGGTCCCGGTTCCGCCGGGGATGGACCAGGTGGTCCCGTCAGTGGTAGTGCCGGTGACAACGTAGGTGTTGCCCAGGGTCATCCCGTTGAGGACAAGCTGGACCGGCTGGGGGACGCGCGCCGAGACGAGAGCGGCAGTCAGGATCACAGCCATGTCAGCGCAGCGCTCCCTTGATCGACGAGGCGACCTTACCCTGAACCGCGGCCGCAATAGCGCTCGCGAGCTTTTCGACCTGCCCGTCCGTGAAGTAGGCGGGCTGACTGCCGGAGTCGTCCCGCCCGTTCATGATCTCTCTGGTGGGGCCGGCGGGAGTGATGTTGGTCCCTCGGGGGAGGTTCGCCAGCTCGGGGCCGTGCTCCCCGACCAGCGCCAACCCGCCGACGAAGTTCTGAACCCCGTTGGCGAAGGTCGGCAGCTTGGGGAAGCCGATGTGCCCTCCTCCGAGGAAGCTCGGGAGGTCGACATCCAGGCTGCCGATGGTCTTGTTCCAGAGGTTGGAGACCATGTTGAAGCCCGCCCTGAACGGGGCGGACAAGAAGTCTCCGACCGTCGAGAGCGCGTTCCCGATCTTCTCTGGCAACCCCTTGAAGAAGCCCTCGATGGCCCCCCAGTTGTCGATGATCATCCCCAGGGGAGTCCAGCTGAACGCGGTCTTGAGGAAGCCCCAGACCTTGTCGGCGCCGGCCTTGATGCCCTCGACCGCAGCAGTGAACGCCCCCCGGATCGCCCCCCAGTTCTCGATGACGAGGCCCAGCGGAGACCAGCTGAACATGTTCTGGAGGAAGCCCCAGACCTTGTCGGCGACGGCCTTGATGCCGTCGACCGCGGCGGAGAAGGCCCCGTGAATCGCGGGCCAGACGGCGCCCCACAGGTCCTGGAACCAGGTGGTCTTGGTGGCGATCCAGACGATCCCGGCCACCAGCGCGGCCACAGCAACGATGACGATCCCGATGGGGTTCGCGTCCATGGCAGCGTTCCAGAGCCACTGGGCCGCTGTGGCCACCCCCGACGCGACTGACGTCGCCATGGTGGCTGCGCGCATCGCGCCGGCAGCGATCGCGTGCGCGGCCATCGCCCCGGTGTTGGCGACGGTTCCGCTCAGAGACGCGGCCTGCGCCATGACCCAGTCCTTGGCGTACATCGCGACCAAGACGACCGTCTGCGCCTTGTCAGCCACCAACGCTGCGATGTGCCCGTAGAGAGCCCCAGAGAAGACTGCGGTCGCTGCCGAGCTCGCCAGCGTGGCCACCTTCTGGGCACCTAGCGCGGCCACCTGGAGGACGGTGCTCGCGGTCTCCTTGCCGGTCAGTACCGCGTTGATCCCCTTGACGGTGTTCGACACCCCCATGGCGATGTTGGTGAGGACGAAGAACGCGGCCAACCCACCGACCGCGATGCCGAGCCGTTCCATGAGGACCTTGTGCTTGCCCATCCAGTCAACACCCTGCCGGAACAGGTCGATCCCCTGCTCCAGCTTGGGGATCAGAGCTGTGCCGATCTTCACTCCGAGAGCCTCTGCCCACGCCTTTGCCTGGTCGAGCTTGAAGTTGAAGTCCTTCTGGACGTCTCCCCAGGACTTGACGTTGCCGGACGCGTCCGCGCTCGCCGACCCCACCGCGTCCACGTTGGCGTTGAAGGTGGACAGGTTGCCCCCGGTCAGGGCGAGCGCCGTGTTCAGCCCGGACTGCCCACCGGTCATGTCGGACATGATCGCGTTGAAGGTGGCCGCGTCTCCCTTGCCGGACTTGAGCTGGTCCGAGAAGCCGTTCGCCTGCTTGGCTGTCGTCGCGAACTGACGTCCGAGGTTCGCAGTGAGAGCCGGCTGGGTCTTCAGCTCCGCAGCCCACTCCTTCTGGGTGACTGTTCCGTCGAGGTACCCCTGCGCCAGCTTCTGCAAGTCCGGGGGCAGCTGGGTGAGCATCTTCTGGGCCGAGTCCGCGGCGAGCTTGCTCTCGTTGAAGGAGGACTGCAGCACCAGGCCGGCCGGGCCCATGTGTGCCATGATCGCGGAGGACAGGTCCGACATGGTTCCGGTCAGTCCCTTGGTCCCCAGGTTCTGCGCCACGTCGATGCTGTTGAGCCCCATCTGGGCCATCGCCTTGGAGGCCACGGACGAGGGGTTCTGGAGGGACGAGATCGTCCCAGCCAGGTTCTGCGCCGACTGCTGCGCGGACACGCCCTGCGCAGTCATCGTCGACATCGCACCCAGCACCTGGTCCAGCCCGATGCCCGCCTTGGAGGCCTGCGGAAGAACCGTCGACAGGGACCCGCTGAGGTCCCCCATCGTGGTCTTGCCGAGGGCCACGGCGGTGACGAGCTGCGACGTCACCAGGGCCGCGTCCCCAGCCGGCTTCTGGTAGTCCGTCAGGGCTGTGGTCACGCCGTCGGCCACGGTCTTCAGGTCCGAGTTCCCGAGCTTGGCCCCCTGAGCGGCCGCCTTCAGAACGTTGAGCCCGTCAGCCCCGCGGTACCCGGCGGACTCCACCAGGAACATCCCGTCCGCGAGAGCCCCGGTCGACGTGCCGACGCTGGAGGCCATCTTCAGCATGCCGCTCGACACGAGTCCGAGGTTCTCCTCAGACTCGCCAGCGCCCGTCTTCAACCGGGTGACCGACTCCTGGTAGTCCCCCGCCATCTTGACGGAAGCGGCCCCCACTGCGAGGGTCCCCACAGCGACGCCCTTGATGAGCAACCCGCCGACGTTGGAGGCCGCGGCCATGGTGCTCTTGTTGGTGGCCGCGAACGCTTCCAGCTCGCCGCTCGCCTCGGCCAGTCCGGCCTTGAACCCAGCGGTGTTGGCCGTCAGGACTGCGACGACAGGAGGCAGGGGCACAGCGTCCTCCTCAGAGGCGGGTGAGAGAAGACCATTCCTCGGTTGCGATGCGTCGCAACTCCGGCATGGACTCCTCGAGCGAGGGCTGGAGGTACGGGCGTGCCGGCAAGTGGGCCCCGCGGCCGGCGATGCCCCCGAGCTCCTGGATGCGGGCATAGATCGCTGTTGGGTACACCGTACCCTTCGCAGTGAACCCGTTCATCTCCACCGGAGAGGAGACGATCGACCTCCGGAGCATCCCGGTGACAACGTCAGGGGGGTGCCCCGGAGGAGCGGTAGTGGGCTCAGTGCGGCGGTGCGAACCAGTGAAGCTGCGCTTGGCCGCGCTCTCCACCACGGCCTCGCCGCGCTTGACGATCTCCCGAGAAACCTCTTCCGCTTGGGCAGCCATCTCAGCGAAGAACGCTTGCACCTCTGCGACACCGAACAGCTCGCTCACGGCTTCCTCACAGCTTCCGTGGCACGTTGCTCTGTGGCAGCGAGCTCGAGATCCCAGTCAACGATGAGAGCGGGGGTCCCCTCGTACTGCTTCACTGTGACCCCCATCATACGTCGGTACTGGAACGACCGCCACCTGTCCCGAACCTCCGGGTCAGGGTCGGCCCCCTGGCGCCCCTCTAGGCTCCACTGGAGCTCTCGGAGCCGCCAGAAGGCTCTTTTGGGTCCGGGGTCCCATCCCCCACGCTGGTGTCCAGGGAGAGGTCCGCGGCCTTCGCGGCGTCTTCTGCAGCGGCCGCGGAGAGCTGGTCGTAGATCGGACCGGGGAGGTCCCCCACCGTCTTCACGGTGGGGAGCGGGCGGGCCAAGGACCACTCCGACAGGAGGGCGACCACTGTGGCTTCCGTCAGTCGGAGGAACGTGTCCAGGTCCTCCTCCGAGAGGTCCATGTCGAGGCGGGCCAGGCGCAGGTCGCGCTCCGGGCCCGGCTCCATCACGTTGATGCTCTCGATCAGCTGACGCCCCTCAAGGGACACCCGCCCGCCCAGCACGGAGATGCCTCGGCGGCCGGAGACGGTGTAGTAGTCCCGCAGGTCTCCCGTCTCCTCGGCCCGGGCCGGCTCCCGCAGGACGGCCCAGTGGCCGCCGTCCAGTTCGATGCGGCGCATGTCAGTAGGCCGTCGACTGGCTGTTGGTGGCGATGAACTTGACCGGGGACAGGCCGCCCGAGGTCGCGTCCGTGGAGTTGCCGATCAGCTTCAGGTCCAGCTGCGTGATGATGACGCCGTCGGAGCCGCGCTCCTGGTGCGTCTGGGACGCCTTCACGACGCTGGCCTGGAACTTGAACGACATGCCCGGGCTCGTGGGGATGTTGAACGTCAGCGAGAGCGGGAACGCGGTCCCCGTCAGCGCCAGGTTCTGCTCCACGTCGGCGGCGTTGATGACCGTGAGCGACGCCCCGGACGCGTCCAGGGGCCCCGCGAACAGCTGGAACGGCGCCATCTGCCCCAGGGTCTCGAGCGGCTTGACGCCCCGCTTGAAGGAGAGCTGTCCGTCGACGATGGGGGTCGTGGTGACCGCGTTGAGGGACGTGACGCAGTTCCAGGCGGGGGCCGCAGCCACCGTCGAGAAGACCGCCGTGGGGGCCGTGGAGGTCGCCACGTACGGCAGCGTCTGCACCTTCACGATGACCTCGATGAGGCCCGTCGCGGTGAACTTGAACTGCAGCTCGTCGATCTGCCCGCCGGCCATGGTGCGGAGCTGGTAGCCGTCCCAGTCGAAGAACGTGTAGCTCGGAGGCTGGTTGCCCGTCGCCATCGCGTTGTTGAGCAGCGAGACGGTGTGGACGTAGGGCCCGGTGCCGGTGGTCGTGTCCGCCCCGCCGAGCAGTCCCCGCAGGAGCGCGGGCAGTGTGTCCACGTACGCGAAGCACGTGAACGAGTACTCGTCGTGCCGCTTGGTGATGAGCTGGTCGATCATGGTGATCGCGGACCCCACGAGAGAGTCGTTGTCCACCGTGGTCAGCACCGGCTGGATCTTGGGGTTCTTCACCGGGATGAAGAGGAGGGGAGCGGCAGCGGCGGTGCCTCGGACCGTCTCGATCGCCATCCCCATCTGGCTGCTGCTGTTGGCGTAGGGTCCTGCCATGTCGCTGCTTCTCCTCGGTCAGTGGGTGATCGGAGCGGTCCAGGCGGCACCCCAGGTCTGGGGGCCGATCTTGCTGTCGACGGTCAGGCCCTTCTCGACCTGGAAGTCGTGAGCGACCCCCGCGGTCTGGGAGCCGTAGTACCCGTCGGGGTTGATGTTCCAGCCGCGGTCGTGCATCCGCTGCTGCCAGCGGCGCAGGTCCTCCCGGTGGCTGTGGTACCCCGAGACGGAGGCCGCCGGGCCAGAGAGCCATCCGAAGTACGAACCCGCGGGCAGCGGGAACGGCGGGGCCGCGATGCCCGGAGCCGGAGCCGGAGCCGGAGCCGGAGCCGGAGCCGGAGCCGGAGCCGGAGCGTCGATGTACGCCGGCCGCAGAATCGCCGCGACGACGCTCCAGCTGCGGGTTCGCCGCCACACTCCGTTGCCACTGGACTGGCTGCCGTTCGTGGACCCCGAGGTATTACCCTCGAGGGTCTGCAGGTAGCCCCCCGCGTTGATCTCGACGATGCCGATGTGGTTGAGCGCGGACGTGGACTTGTCCCAGTCGAAGAGAACCAGGTCCCCCGGCCGGGCGTCGTGGATGTTGGCCAGGCGCTGCCCCGGGTCTCCCGCCAGCAGCCGCGTCGTGTTGAAGCCCGGCAGCCCGGGCACGTTGGCGAGGCCGTCCAGCACCCACGAGACGAAGATGACGCACCACCAGATCGACGTGCTGGGGCCGGCCAGCCACGGCTGGCCCAGCTTGTCGGCCATCCAGCGCCCGTACTTGGACCCGGGGAGCGGGTCGGCCGGCGCGTAGTAGCCGATCTCACCGGCAGCCTTGCGAAGAGCATCCTGGGCGCTCATGCGTGCTCGACCTCCACGACGGGGGCGACGTCCTCGGGCTGGCCGGACGGGTCCGGGAGGACCGCGTCGTCCGGAACGGGCTGCTGGTCAGACATGAGGTTCTCCTACTCGATGACCCATGCGGGGCCGGGGCCGGCCTCGCCGTAGTCCGGCAGGGCGACGAGCTCGCCGGGCTGGGTGAGCCGAACAGAGGCGTCCGGCAGGGTGACGTACGACTCGTGCTCCCCGGTGAAACGGTACCTCACGCCGAGCGCCTCGGCACCGTCCGGGACCTGGTCGGCCTCCGGGACCTGGTCGGCCTCCGGGACCTGGTCGGCCTCCGGGACCTGGTCGGCCTCCGGGACCTGGTCGGCCTCCGGGACCTGGTCGAGCTTCTTGGCAGTCATGCTGTGATGAACTCCTCTGCGTCGAACTTGATGGACGTCCAGATGTCGATGGCGCCACCCCCGGCGTCCTTGGGCAAGCTGGTCTGCACGGCGATGCCCGGGTCCCCCTCGCCGGCCTGGAGGATGGGAAACTCGGACCCGGCAGTGCCGTGGGTCCGGTCTGCCCGGATACGCACCAGCAGACCCTCGATGATGTCGTCGTGGTCGTCCATGGCGTCCTCAGCTCGCCGCTGCACCGAGTGGAAGAAGACGTAGCACTGCACCGTGTGGTGAACGCTCTTCTTGCCAGCTCCTGTCCCGCCAAGGCCCACTCGGATCTCGAACGACTCCGTGATCTCGATGTAGACCACCGCCCCGCTCACAGCGCCCGGCGCAGCGCCGACGAGAGCGTCAGACGTGCGCGACAGCTTGGGCGGCGAGGCGAAGATGGTGCCCACCCCGGTGATCGCCCCTGCGGTGAGGTAGTCCGCGATCGCGTGACGTACGGTGCTGCGGCTCACCGGACCCTCCGGTAGTCTGCGAGCATCGCCGAGGCCAGACGTTCTGCCTGGCTCATCCCGTTGGACATGGGGGTCTGCTGAGGGGGATCGGTTGAACCGATGACGAGCGCGTCCGCCCCGCGGGTCTGCAGGAGCGCGCTCGTCAGCAAGACGGCAGCCTCCTTCACGACTGGGGGGAGGGAAGAGAAGGACGTCCCGCTGACGTGCGCGTACTGCGTGGGGGCCGTCAGGGGGACAGTGGTCCCGCCTGGGACGAAGGTCGACGCCACGGTCACCTGCTCGGTCCCGCCGGTGAGGTCCGTGTCGTAGATGGAGAGGACAGACCCGGGGTAGATGCCGAGAGACGACGCGACGGTCAGGGACGAGGCAGAAGCAGGGACGTTGGCTGCCAGGAGGGTGTTGGGCCAGCCGTTGATGTAGGTCACCTGGACCAAGGGCTGCGGCAGAGAACCGCGCCCCAGGGACGCGTTGTACACAGGGATCGAGACAACCCCGTGCTCTCCGATCTCCACGTCGACGAGGGTCGACAGCGCCGACATGTTGCTCGGCGATGACCCCACCGACACGGCGACGACCTCGAGCACCGGCTTGCGGGGCAGCGGCATCTTCACGTAGCCTCGCACGTCAACGCGGCACCGGCGGATGGAGGTGTCCTTCGTCGCCGCGAGCACCTGGTGACAGATGCGGTCGATCCACGAGCTGGCCCTCTCGATCTGGGACCGGATCGCGGCGTTCTGCTGCTCCTGCGTCCCCCCGGGCACCAGGTTGAAGATGTCGAGGGACGTCGGTGCGGCGAGCCACTCCGCCAGTGTGATGTACGGAACGTGGCTGGTGTAGGTGGTCACGTACGGCGCGACTACTGGCACGGGTTCAGCCTCCCTGGTGACAAGCGTAGTCGTGGTCGGCCGATACGGGGGCCTCCCGCTCCCGAGCCGCGCCGCATGTCCCGCCGGCGTGGCTCGGGATCGGGAGAACCGTCACTCCTGCAACTCCGCTGCGGCCTTCTTGGCCTGCAGGGTGGCCTGGCGCTTGGCCTCAGCGGCGGCACGCTTCTCCGCCACCAGGAGAGCAGCCTCCTCGTCGGTCCCCGAAGGGGGCGTCGAGGAGTCGGGGGCCGCTGCGGGGGTACTCGGGGCCGTCTCCGTCTCCGAGGCGCTCTCCGGGAGGATCGCCTTCTCCAGCAGGCTCACCCGCTCCATGAGCTGGAGCAGGATCTCCGGCACCCGGGTGGGGTCGGACAGCTCCGCGACCGCGGTCCGCAGAGCAGCAGCGTGGTGCTCCTCCTCCGTGACGTACAGCGCCTTGAACTGCAGCAGGTGTGTGCCGAGCTCGGTCCCGACGTCGAAGACGCCGTCCTCTCCGGCCTCGACCGTGCCGAGCTCCGGGGACTGGATGGTCTGCGAGCCGTTCAGCGAGATGATGCGCATGCTGATCTCCTTCTGGATGGGCGGGGGCGAGCCCTGGCCCCGCGAGACTATCGCGGGGCCAGGGCTCAGGGCGTCAGGGGCGGACGCTCTGGATGACCCCGTTGACGACCGGGGCCTTGTTGATCAGCGTCTCGATGGACCGCGACTCGCCGTCGACCCGGGGGCCGCCGTGGCTGCGGTCGGAGCCGTAGACGTAGTCGTACAGGTCCCGCTGGGTGCGGACCGAGAAGACGTTGCCGATCTCGGAGCCCGGGAAGGGCACCGTGTCGGTGCGCGCGATGATCGTGCCCGGGGCCACCGCGGGGTGGACCTCGAGACGGATCTTGGCGCCCGGCTTGGACCGGTTGACGTACGTCGCGACGGAGCCACCCGCCGAGATCTCCCCACGACCCGTCGGGTCGTTCATGGAGAGGTAGGTGACCGCGCCCGGGTTGTTCAGGACCAGGGCGGAGATGGTGTTCGCCTCCTGGGCGCTGATCATGTACGCGGTCGGCGAGAGCCGGCTCGAGTTGAAGAGCGCCAGGTTGAGGGCGTCCAGCTGCGCGATGCCGCCACCCGCGACGGTCAGCTGACCGCCCGCGTTGTCGATGAAGATCGCCCCGGACGGGGTGCCCGAGCCGAACGACACCTGAGCGCCGCCGCTGTTGTAGTCCCCGGCCAGCGTGGCGAGCAGGCCGTTGAACTCGTTGGCGCCGGCGGACCCGTTGTCGCCCGACGCGAGGAACGTCGGGACGGCGGTGGTCAGCTCGGGCAGCGAGGTCGGCGGGACCTGGTTGGCCACGATGAGGGACGTGATCACGGTCGAGGGGATCGTGGTCGTGGTGAAGTAGTACCACGTGGCGCCGTTCGCCGAGACGAACCAGTCGTACGCGACGGCGCCGCGGACGGACGGGATCGACGCCGTGACCGAGTGCACGTTGCCACCGGAGGCGGACGTCGCGACGCTGGCGGAGTTGCCCTGGGAGTTGCCGGCCGAGAAGAAGTAGCCGGACCCGGTGCGCGCGGCGACGCCGACGTACACCGTGGTGCTGACCGGGATGGTGCCGCCGGTGACCGCGTCGGCGAGGGTCGGCGCGGACGGGCGGGTCAGCGCGAACGCCTGCCCGCCGAGGAGGGCCTTGTCCTCCATGATCTTCCACTGGTTGATCGCGTAGAAGATCTCGACGGCCTTCGCGTCGGCGAAGCCGTGCGCCAGCGCGACGGCGTCCTCGGTGACCGAGTAGCCGGCGGCCAGCGGCTGGTACACCGCGGACACGTTCTGGAGGGAGGTCTTGACGAGGCCACCCGCGTTGTCCATGCCGACGAACGGGTTCGGCTGCTGGTTGTTGATGTTGGTCAGGGCGCGCCACTGGGCCGTGGTGGCGCCCACCGCGGCCTGGTTGCGGGCGAGCTGGTCGCGCCACGGCGTCTCCACCGGGACAAGGGAGACCAGGTCGATCAGGTCGACGCCGAAGACGCCGGTGGTGCTGGTCATGCCGGAGGTGATCGTCGCCTTGATGAGCTCGAAGGTCTCCGCGGAGATGGTGTCGAGGTTCATTGCTCTTTCTCCTTCTGGGGGTCTACTGCTGGAACCGCTGCAGGATCGCAGCGTGGGCCAGCGCGGTTCGTGCCTGCATCTTCTTGGTCGGGTCCTGCTCGTCCTCCACGGCCTTGCGGAGCGGGGCGAGCACGTCGTCCTGCCCGCCCCGGAGAGCGGACCCGGCGATGCCGGTCCCACCGCCGAGCAGCGGGGACCTGCGGTCGTCCGGCATCGTGGACAGGTGCTCGACGCGCTCCTGCAGGCCCTTGACCAGCTCGTTCAGTCCGGCGTTGTCGCCGGCCTGCTTCACGAGCGGGGCCAGGACCTCTCCGAGCGCAGCGGTGACCGCGTCCTGGATGGCCTTGGTGATGGGGGTCGTCTCCTCCTCCGGCTTGACCGGGGGCGCCTGGATGGTGTCGGTCCCGGGGACCTGCACCTCGGCGGCCGGCTCTGCGGGAGCGGCGGGGGCCGCCTCCTCGGCGGGGGCCACCTCCTCGGCGGGGGCTGCCTCCTCGACGGCCGGCGCTGCGGCGGAGGCGATCGGGACCAGGTCCTCCGCGTTCACCATGCCGACGAGCTTGCCACTCTCGTCGTACACCGGGGTCAGCGGGTCACCCTTCGCCTTCTCGAGCCCGGTCTCCACGTTCATCTCCTTCGCGAGCGGTTCGATGTCGACGAGTGCCGGCAGCGTGTTGAGGACCTCGGTGAGAGCCTGGATCGCTCCCTCGATGCGGGCCTGGTTGGTGCCCGACAGCACCCGGCCGGACTTGAGCATCACGGACGAGAGCCGGTCGGCCTCCGCCTGCTCGGTCACCGCGAACGGCGCCAGCGTGTTGATGATGTCGTCGATGGAGCAGAGGACGTCCTCCAGGGCCCACACGTCGTCGGTCTCGCCGGTGCCGAGCGCGAGCTCCTGCGTCTCCCTCGCGGTGCCCTGCTGGACGATGGCCTGGAGCGCCAGCACCAGCTCGAGAGCCTGCCGGGCCCGCGCCGCGTCCACCGCCTCCCACGCGGGAGTGGTGGGGTCGTCCGGGTCGCCCTCCGCCTCGACCGAGACCGCGTCGGCGTCGGGGACGATGTCGGACTCGACGACCTCCACTGCGTCCGCCGCGTCGTCGGCCTTCAGAACAGGGTCCATCGGGTTCTCCTCAGGTGTGGTCTCCGCAGCCTTCTGGAGCTGCGTGGCGCGGTGGATGGCGTGCATGGCGTGGGCGACGTCGTCGGGGGACCCGGTGACTGCGGTGACGGTGGTGGCAGCGGCCGGCGCCGACTTGGCGATCAGGCCGCGCACGGTGTCCGCGTCGAGCAGCCCCTCCGACTTCATCATGAGGAAGCGTGGCGAGCCGTTCGCGGCCTTCGCGACCAGGTCGACCCGGGGGACTCGAGCGTGGTGCGCCTCGAGCCACTCTTCCGGGTCCTCGGGGGGAACGGGCTTGGCCATCACACACTCCTCTTGCGTCGCTGGGCACTGCCCTGGGGAGAGAAGCCGGTAACCCGGCCAGACTTGACGAGGTTCCAGGCCCTCTCGTCGCAGATCGCTCCGATGAGCCAGTCACCCGCTCGAATGAGCGTACCGTTGATGTCCCAATCCGGACCGCGGTAGATGTACGACTCGACCACGCGAGCCGCTCCGGTGGTGCCGTCGACGTGGAAGAGGCCCACCTGCTCGCCACCCTCGTCCAGGAACGACCAGGCCGCGCGCTCCAATTCCTCAGGGCTGAAGAAGTCGCGCGTCCCGTCGAGCCCCCGGGCGATGCGCGGGTCAGGGCCAGCCTGGTAGGCGAGCCCCAGCACGTAGCGAGCCTCAGGCACCAGGCACCACCTTCGCGTAGACGATTCGCTTTCCTTCAGCCTCGGCGATCTTGGTGATCTTCATCGAGGTACCGCGCGGGAGGATGATCTCGCTCTCCCCTAGGACCGAGTCTGTATTCAACCCGTCCACCGCGAGGGCTCGAGACCCAGCGGGGACAGTCAGCCGAAGGACAACGCCTTCATCCTCGTAGCTGGCAAAGGCGAGGGCAGACGACGGGTTCACCGAGGTGCTCATGTAGCCCGGATCAGTGAGAACCTTGCCGACCTTCAGCTCGTCGAAAGCGCTTGCAGGAACACCCCGGAACACCACCCCGTCCGACATCGTAGAGGTGCCCTGGAGAGCCTTGTCGATCCCGGAGATGATGGACTTGACGTCGCTGGAGGAAACCGATCGGTCTCCTCGCAGATAGGCATTCACTGGGGTGAACATGTCGTTGTCGATGTACTCGCTGAGAGCCGCGAGGGGTTGCCCGCTGATGGACCGGGCCTGGCTCATCAGGTCTTCCTGAACGTACTTCTGCATGCCCCCCTTGGCCCAGGAGCCTAGCGGAGCCTCCCCGGTGTAGGCCGAAAGAGCGTCCGCCGTAGCGTCGGAGGTCCCTGCGGACACCACCGCCGCAGCTCCGACTGGCTCTGCGGTGAGCTCGTCTGCGGCAGCGTGGCTCGCGGTCATCCCCGGGTCGCGCGGCGCGTAGGAGCAGCGGCAGTTCGGGTGGGCCGGCTCCTCCGGCAGGGTCTGCAGCGAGTAGGGGCCGTCGTCTGCGTACCCCTGGCAGATGTTGCAGGCCCCCGGCGACACGAGCCAGTCCACCTGAGCGATGCCCGCTGCGCCGTAGGCGTCACGGGACGCGGCGGACACCGCCCGGGCCGTCTCGGTCTGGGCGATCATGGCTGCGCGCACG